TTACTTAGGTTCAGTTGCTAAAGGTAAATTCTTTGGTCAGTTTGAAAACCTTGATGATGATACATATTATGTGCAAAAACCTAATGGCACTATGGTTGCAGTTCCAAACAAGAAAAATGGTGGCAATTTAAACAGAATTGATTTTTTAAAAGGTGATTATTAATGGCTGACTTAAAACTCCCTGAAATCGAAGTTACTGATAATCCATTTGATTTTGATGTAGATTCTGCAAAAGAAATAAGTGGTCAAACTGGCAAGGAAGCTGTTTTCGACAAACCGGGCATGACAACTATGGGAGAGGATTCTCCATTTGCATTTGATGTAGATCAGGGTGAAGAAATTGGTGCAGAGGTTAAAGTTAGTGACTGGGATCAATATTTCTTTAATATGTTAGGTAACTTTCCGGGATCAGCAGTAGATGTAGCTAAAGGATATGTATACCCAGTAATGCATCCTGTAGAAACATATAAAAATGTTAAATCAGTGATTAAGGGCTTTGGTGAATTACAAGAATATAAGGCTGCATTAAAAGATGACCCTAAATTAAATCTACCTGTAACAGATAATATGAGGGCTGCAATGGCAGTTGCTGATTATTATGCAGAGCGATATGGTGATGTTGTAGGAGAAGATAAAGACTCATGGGATGTTGTTGGTAAAAAGATTTTAAGAACAATTGAAAATGATCCAGCTGGATTCTTAGCAGATGCTACTATCGTATTCCAAGGACCAGGGGCTGCAATCAGAGGAACTGGTGGACTGACAAAAGGTATTGGTAAAGCTCTAGGTAATAAAACAGTACAAGAACTTGGAACCCAAATAGGAGCTCAAGGTAAAATACTCACAGATCTTGGTGGCAAGGTTGAGCCTGTATCACGAATTACTAAAGCAGCAATGGGACCTTTAAAAGCTATAACTGACTTCGTTAACCCTAAAGGTACTGCAGCATCTGTTGTGCAATCATTTAAATATGGTAGAGAAGGTGGAGAAGTAAACCAAAAATTTAAAGATGCAATGCGAGGTAAAGTTACTGAATCTGATATTTTAGATGATATCAATGCTGGTGCATTTGAATATAAAAATAGACTACAAAAAGATTTTGGTACATTTGAACAATCAGTTAGTGGAACAAAAGGTGATTTTAAATTATTTGACAAGCTAAAAGAAGCTATTAAAAAGATGGAAGATGATTTATACATCAAATCTACTGATGAAGTTGAAGTAGGCACAGGAGTTATCAATCCAAAAACTAAAAAAGAATATATAACAAAACAAAAACAAACAAAGAAAACAATTGACCCTGATGCTAAACAAGTTGATTTAGATGCATTAGATCAAATGAATGGTATTTTTGAAAAATATAAATTAATAATTGGTCAAGGTTTGGATGGTAAAAACATTCTTAACATGAAGCAACAGTTAGGACAAATACAAAGTCCAAAATATAAAAGTATTTTAAAAGAGCTAGATAACACTGCTAAAAATGATTTAAGATCAATTAACAAAAATACAGATGATGTTTTTTCTAGTTACTCTAAAATGAAAAAAGATTTAGATAAGCTACAACAAGCTATTGGTAAACCTGATCGAGAGTTAACTCAAATATCTAAAATAGGACAAGCCATTAAAGATACTCCGCGGGGTAATCAAGCACTAAAAAGCGTAGATCAAATAGCAAAAGAGTTAGGTGATAATTACTTACCTCAACTATATGGAACTAATTTAAATAGTGGACTTAGCACAAGAGGCATTTTGCCATCATTATTATTAGGTGGTGGAGCAGGTTTTGGAGTAGATCTTTTTACTGGTGCACTGTTAGGAGGGGGAGCTATTGCAGGATCATCTCCAAGAATATTAGGTGAAGCAGCTAATATATTAGGTCGAGGAACTAAATACTTGCCTGAACAAACTATTCCAGTAGGTATGCCAGTGTCTCGTAGTCTTGAGATGTTAGGCAATGAGCAATTTCCTATAGACAATTTAGACACGATAGATTATCAGATTAATCCTAATCTATTTGATCCTGATTTTTTAGCACGATGACATGGGACGAATTAACACTCCCACCCATCAATTTGTACAATGTACCAAAAGGAAACAAAGATGATAGAGCCCGATAAAGTAGAAGGTATGGTTTGGGAAAACAAACATGGGTTATCTAAACACGAGGCTATTTGTGTTGAAAGATATAACAACATGATTAATAGGATAGTTAGGCTTGAAAGAATCGCTTTAGGTGTCGCAGGTGCTATTATCTTTTTACTCGTACAGATTGCATTAAAGTTGCCTGTATGAAAAAAGACACACTCATTATAGTTTGCATATGTGTATTATGCTTTCTATGGGTTCAGTATGCCTTCAGTGCAGACACAACAATTAAATATAGTGGGATGCCTGTTCCATCAGCTATGGCTCCAAGCATTTCTGCTTTCGGTTCAGATCTTTGTCGAGTAGGAGTATCAGGAGGAGCTAATACAGGCGTTATTGCACTTTCAGGTGGTCTTACCATTATCGATGAGAATTGTGAGCGTATCAAACTCGCTAAGGTGCTTAATGACCTTGGTTTAAAAGTAGCGGCAGTCTCAGTCCTATGCCAAGATGAACGAGTATTTGAGGCTATGTTGCAGTCCGGGAGCACTTGTCCTATACAGGGTGCACTAGCAGATGCTGCGACACGAGCATGGTATGAACTAAAACCTGAAGTATTTGAGAGGCTATATGGTAAAGATTGGACTCCTCCTACTGTCACTTATCCTATGGAGTAATGTATATGCTTGGTCGTGTTGGTATGAAAATGGCTCAGATGGTTGGTACGTGGAAGGATCGATGTATTGCGAAGGCATATCAGTGGAAGAATCGCTTTCTCAACATTATTGCGACTGGTATAGACCTGATGATCCAGTATGTGATCAATATCAAAACTTGGTGTGTGCAGAAGCTACTGAATTTAAAACAGAAGCTTGTCAACCCAATCATACAGGAGGTGTCAATTACAGCAGAAGTTATTCTTGTGCCACGCTCTCTTGGTCGCAGTGGACTGAAAGTAGTTCTAATTGCACTCCTCTACCTCACACTTGTCTTGAAGACATTGAGTCAAAAATTGTGGCATGTCCTAGTGGCTATGAAGGCTCACTTGTGGAGCAACGATTAAAAACATGCCCAGACCCTTACGGAACTCCTATTTATACCGAGTGGCTCGTAGACAGCAATACATGTACGCAAAGCGTCAGCGATCCAGTAAGTCCTATATCAGTAACGAGTCCCTCAAACCCTGTCAGTCCCACCCCAATAGGCTCTGCAATTGCACCACCGATTACTGTGGAGCAGACGAATGAGTCAGTCACTATGGAGAAACTGCAAGAATCGATTGAGGAGAGTCAAGATAAAACTCAAGAAGTAAGTAGTAACTCCGACACCGAGCAACAACAAGACGATGATGGGAGTGAGAAAAGTGGAGAGGATAGGGAAGACACATCTATCGACTCTATGAAAGAACTTGTTCATGGTTTTGGATTAACCCTTTCTATGGATATTTTAAATAAACCAATGGACTTCTATCAACCACCATTGGAGGATGCATTTTCAATTTTACAGGAGTTTCCAACCAGTGAAGATACCAGACAGTTTCAACTTGAGCTTCTCCGACAAGACGATATCGAGAATCATTATTTTTCTATTTCCGATTATACTTGGGAGCGGCTACGGGGCAGTAGTCTTCATTGAGAAAATGAATAAAACAATCGCTGCGACAAGTAAGTTCAAAGTAATCGAAGACTCTATTTTACAATTGGAGCATCAAGTTAAATCAATTAAGGAAAGACAATTGGAGAGCATGGATTCTAATATCAGATTACAAGAGAAAGCAAGTGATGCTATTGCTCTTGCACGAGAAGCCAACTCTATTGCAAAAAGTACACAAAGAGAATTAGAGGCAACTACAGATGCAACTAAGTCAGAAGTAAGAACAATGATTAAATCTGTAGAGGATAAGCTAGAGGTAATAAAACGAGCTACTACAAACCCTTTGGACAGAAGATGAAAATAGATATTCAGACAGTTAGGTCTGTGTATGAAATGCTTCGTAATATGCCTATCCTACGTGATATTGGTTACCCTCCATGCGAGGAAGTAGATTTTGAATTACTCGATGTATCAGAAAAGGTTATGGCTACTTATACACCTGACCCGGATACTATTGGTATCTGCCCGGAACGGCATCGTTTTTTAAGTTCACTGATTAAGTCTATGCTTCACGAGATGATTCATATGGCTAATCACTATTATGGCAAGTCTTATATAAGACATGATAAAAACTTTGAAGAATTAAGAAAGAAGTTATCTGATGAGTTTGGTTTTGATGAAAATGAAATATAGGAGATAGTATGGTTTGGACAGCACTAATTGGACCTGTAACGAGTCTACTCGATAAGTTTGTTGAGGATAAAGATCAAAAGAATAAATTAGCTCATGAAATAGCCACTATGGCAGAAAAACAAGCACATGAATCTAATATGGCCCAAGTGGAGGTTAATAAAACAGAAGCATCACATCGTAGTATCTTTGTGAGTGGTTGGAGACCTTTCTGTGGTTGGATATGTGCAGTTGCATTGTTGTATCATTTTGTTATGCTTCCATGTATATTGTTCTTTGCTGCATGGTTTAATGTTACCTTACCTGTACCTGAGTTCGATATGGGATCACTGATGACTGTTCTTATGGGTATGTTGGGTCTAGGGGGTTTGAGAAGCTTTGAGAAGAGCAAGGGGCTAACCAAATGAGACTATCACCACACTTTACATTAGAAGAGCTTACTCATAGCGATACGGCTATTAGACTTGGTTTTGATAATACACCTGATGAAGACATCATTGATAACTTAACTTTTTTAGCGAGTCAACTTGAACATGTACGAAGTATACTTAATTATCCTATACTTGTTAGTAGTGGTTTCCGTTGCCATGATCTCAATGATCATTTGGGAAGCAACAGAACTTCTAAGCACACACAAGGTTTGGCGTGTGACTTTATCTGTCCTAGCTTTGGCAGTCCCCGTGATATCTGCGATGCTCTCATTGCTGCCAACATAAATTATGATCAAATTATTTTAGAGTTTGATGGTTGGGTTCATATTGCCTTTACTGAGGATGATCCTAGACAACAAGCATTGATCATTGATAAAGAAGGCACTAGAGAATATAACTAACTTTGCTAGTAAGCAAATCATGGTACTATAAATTATAGTGAAAATCCTACTGATAGATATAGAAACATCTCCAAATACTGCTCATGTGTGGGGGTTGTGGAATCAAAATGTTAGCTTGAACCAACTCATGGAATCCTCCTATGTCATGTGTTGGGCCGCCAAATGGTTAGGTGAGGAAGAAGTTCATTTCTCTTCAATTATGGAAACTACTCATCGCAGAATGATTCGTAAGGTTCATAAGTTATTAGATGAGGCTGATGCAGTCATTCATTACAATGGCACAAAGTTTGACATTCCCACCTTAAACAAAGAGTTTCTACTCTTAGGTCTACGACCTCCCGCACCATACAAAGAAATAGATTTATTAAGAACATCTCGTAATAAATTTAGATTCCCATCTAACAAACTTGACTATGTTGCTCAAGCTCTTCAGTTAGGTGAGAAAGTAAAACACATCGGTCATGAACTTTGGATTAAATGTATGAATAAAGACAAAGATGCATGGGAGATGATGAAGAAATATAACATACATGATGTCGTACTACTTGAAAAGGTATATCACAAAATGTTAGCTTGGATTAAAAATCATCCAAATCAAAATGGGTACCATGAAGGTACTGTTTGTCCTAACTGTGGTGGAAGTAACCTACACAAAAGAGGTGTTTCCTGTAATTCAACCCATCAATATCAGAGGTACGTATGTCGAGATTGCAATACATGGAGTCGGGGGAACAAATCTCTTCTGAGAGGCAAGTCATCCCTAGTAAGCGTTTAAGGTTAATAATGAATATAGAAGAAATAGCAGAACATATGACCGACAAAATGGTCATCGGAGTTGAGGTGCTTTATGATGCCAATGCAATGATTTTAACACTTGATGATGGATCATCTATTGAGTTAGTTGTTGATAGTATCTTTGCCGAAGTTCCAACATATGATTCGTAAAAGTAAACCTCGTACCCCCAAGTCCATTACATTACCCAATGGAGTAGAAACAGACAACTACTCTAAAGATTACATTCTTTATTGCGAAGCTTTAAATCTATCCAAGAAACCATTATGGAAGCGTAGAGAGTGGTTAGACAAATTAAAAGACGAGAGGCGAGTTGAAACTCTCAAATATTGGTTGGAGTGGATATGGAAAGAACGATCGTTATAGCAATAACTTTATATGCAGTTTACTGTTTTTCTATTTTAATTAAGTCGCTAGGTAGCGTAATATAATCTTCATGCAAACACACTGTATAGTCAGCTTTTGGAAAGTGTTCTTGTACATATTGGTTGGCATGAGCACAACTTAAAAAATGCCCAATATACTCTCCCGGTTCCTCCCCAGTCTCATAACTCATATACAAGACTAAAACAAATTCAAACATCTACCAATACATTACGAGACGTCCATTTCGTCTCATAAGATGTCCTTGCAAAGTAATTCTATATTCATTTTCTTTATACTCCTTTAAGTTAGAAATTGCATGTGGAAAGTCACCTTTATGAATAATAATATCTTTTACTTCATACTCAAGATGCTCTAGTTTATTGTTTTTTTTGTAGTCTAAGCCTCCCCCACTTTCAGGAAGTACGATAGGAACTGTAAAGCTCCATTCTTTTGAATCTTCTTCTTCTTCAATTCCTAGGATTGTCCTAGGATAATCTGTATGCCAATTTTGTGGGCAATCTAAGAATATTGGATCTGATTGAAATATATGAAAAGATGGTAGTGCAAACTCATGACCAAGACCAACAGGCTCCCCAACAATAAGCTCCATCATATCTTGAACTTCTCGATATAATTCACCAAAGTTTGCAATTAGTTTTTTATTTAATGATCGTGACTCATCATAGTAGGCTTGAGTCTTTCCATCAAGATAAGCATTGCGGCCTAAAGTATAGAATGGTATATCGAATCTTTTGATCCAATACCTGTTTAATTTTAAAATATTAAAGATTGTTTCATCGACATCAAACTCAAGTTTCAATATGTAATCTATCATCTTTCAGTTTATTATCAGGAAAAACTTTGTGCATCTTCCCGGATACCTGTTGTTCAACCTCTACTCTAATACCATCAGCTTCTAGAAAGAAGTTTAAATTTAGCCATATACCATCAATCGCTACTTTTTTTGTTATCATTCTTACAATACCCTTTGTTGTTTGCTATTCCAATTTCTGTGTAAACACTACACCACCATTGGTCTTCATGGTAAATCTTTGCTGTGTCTTTACACTTATGACAAACTTGGTTGCTAACTTTAATCTTCGTCATGCAATGGATCTTCTACCCACTCATCAGGCATTATAGGACTAGACTTTTCAAATCGTTTACTAGCCTCTTCATAAAAAGATTGCCAAGTTTCATTTGCTTTATCTAGGTCTTGTTTTTGTAATTTAGGGTCTTCATGCTTTTCAAGAAATCGAGCTGCATATTTAATATGATTAGCCATATGTACACACTCAATACCTTTTAGCTTGTGCAACATATATTCAATTACTTGATAACACTCTAATCCAAATCTTACATACCACTTTGGTTTTTTTACTGGGTCAATCATCATAGTCCTCCTCAAAGTCATCTAGAATATCACTACTATCATCCAATGTATCAAACTTCTTCCTACCAATGTAATACCTATGTATATCTTTTTGCATAGATTTTACAAAATCTAAACTATCGATATTTTTTCTTAAATCATTAATATCAACATTTACTAGCCAACAACATAACTCTAACATATATGAATCATTCATAATCCAAACATATGCTTTTCTTCTATTATAGTTTTTTCTTTCTTCATTGCTTGGTTTTTTAGATAAATCATGAACAGCTTGAACGAAAACTGAAACGAGTAGTCTACCATCAGGAGTCTTTGCAAGTTCCTGTCTTAAGGCATCACTACCAAATCCACTCGTAATCATAAAAATCCTTAGGTGTTTGTAATGATGGTAACACGAAACTTATTCCAGTGTCGACTATAATGTAGGTATGTTAGACGGGTAATGATCTTTAATGTCCGTCCAACAAATTTTAACGAAGGGAGAAGCATATGTGGACAACACCATCAGCAACTGAAATGCGTTTCGGTTTTGAAGTAACAATGTACGTTTGTAACAAGTAAAAAAAAGAGGGCATCACTGCCCTCTCTTCATTTGATCTACTAAAAGACTAGAAAGGATCATCTTCTAGCATATCAACACTTTCAGCCTGAGGCTGAGTTTTTACACCACCCTGACCACTGTTTTCAAGCTTAGGAGATATAGTACAGGAGATGTAAGTGTCACCTTTACTATCTTTTTCGATCCAACCAGCCACTCTCCAATTCCTATCCTCACCAATTGAAGCTGGGCCAGTATAATCAGGTGCCTTTGGATTATCACCTTTGTTAGTACTTTTGTAAATTGCACAGGAAATTTTTTCCATGATTACTCCTTATCTTTAATTTTATCTTGAGTTGAATCATTCATCTTTTCCATCAACTCACCTACCTCATTCAAGAACATAGTGACTTCATCCTCTAGCTCTTTTATAAGTTTATCATCCCTTTCCACTCTTTGCACGTACATTTGTAAGTGTTCCGGGAATGATCCATTGTAGCTTACGAAGTCACACCATTTGCGACCCGTACAAGCCATTTGCCATTGCATCTGATATAGGTAGTTTTTTTTAAACTTACCTGTCAGTAATGTTTCAGTATGTGTGTTTGCTTGAGGGCATTTGATCTCGATTAAACCATCCTCACCCACATAACCATCAGGACTAGCTCCAGTCATTAGAATAGTAGGGTGGTCAACAAAACCTGCCTCTTCGACCTCACCATTAGCCATAATATATGACATCTTAGCCTCATCCTCAGTATCTATTCCATGTTGCATTGCGGCATTAATATATGTGTCAGTTTTTTTTCCAGTAAGTCTTTCGGTAATTAATTGTATCTTATATGACTTACGAGTAGCTGACTCTCCAGTTTTAATCTTAGAAGTCACTGCACCTAGCATACTTGCAGTTACCTTACCAAGCCTAGCTTGAAACCACTCATCCGTTCTCTGTTCCATCTTTTTCCTCATCTTTCTTTATCTTATTTATAAATGGAAGTGCTTCTTTTCTTTCACTTGCAGTCATTTGGTTAAATACTTTTTTGAGTCCCTCCATACCACCATCCTCATAAGCCTCAGTAATCTGATCCTCAATAGATAGTGAGAACAGGTCCTCACCTCGATATACATACAAACCTAATCCAAATAAACTAACACATTTTGCTAAACATCTTTTTTGTGCAGTATTAATTGCCATTGCATCAGGTTTTTTTATGGCCCTATTATTTAATAATACCGGGAGTTGCTCGGTTAAAGTTTTACCAAAAGCTTGTACAGTAACAGATACCATAACTGTTTCATTATATTCTTGTGGAACGTTGTAACAGAACACAGCATCTTTATCTTGCTTTAAAAACAAAGTCCAAATATCTGCCCAAGACACATAATTGAATCGACCTTTTTTTTGAACATGTTTATCGACATTAATTTTATTTAATGCTTCAAAATCGTAGTTGTTATCAGACATCATTGTCTCCTTTCATAAATGACAATATAACTTTATCATGAAAATATTTGACAAGCAATAGTTGACAATTAATATTTCACGGATTAAATTATCACTATTCATTAACTAAAAGGAGAAGAAAATGGATAGAGATAGTTGGTTCCAAGACATAGATCGTTATATTGACGATGGTTGGAGAAGGATCGAGGAAGAAGAAAGACAACAGAGGGAAGCTGATGAGGCTGTCGAGGAATATAAGAGGAGTAAAAATGAAGCAAATTAGAATGAACATAACATTTAAAGAAGCTTTAGATGTATTCAATGGTGATATGAGGCTTATGGCAAGGACTTTAGGACCTGTATCTCGACAAGCTTTATACAAATGGAAGGCAGATAACAAGCTACCATCAACAAGAATACTTAAATTACAACATTACATATACGAAAATGAAAGGGACGATATGCAATTTTATTACCATCACATTGGTGACTTTATTAAAAGCACACATTATTTATCACATGAGGACAGAAGTGTTTATCTTGGATTATTATGGTTGTATTACGACACAGAAAAACCATTAACAAAAAATATTTCAGAATTAGCAATGAAAGTTCAATCTAAAAATGAAGTTGTTGAAAGATTACTCTCAGTTTTCTTTATTGAGACTAAAAAAGGGTATGTCAATAAACGAGCAGAGGCAGAGTTGGCAAAGGTTTACGACAGATCTGAGAAGGCTCGACAAAGTGTTATGAAGAGATGGAATAAGAAGAAAGATGATGCATACGATCGTAATACGAACGATATACTACCCAATACCCAAGACCCAATACCCAATAATATAAGAGAAACTATAGAACAGACATTTGATGAGTTTTGGGAAACATGGCCCTCTAGTAAAAGAAAAGTAGATCGAGCAGCATGTTTAGCAAAATGGAAATCAAAAGAGTTGTATAAAATAACAAGACTGATTGTAGATCATGTTATAGCTATGAAAGAAGATCAAGAGTGGATAGATGGATTTGTACCTAAACCATCTACATACCTAAACCAAAGAAGATGGGAAGCTGGTACTGGAGATTCTAAAGTTGCTTCTATTAATCCATTGTTGCAAGAAGATAGGAGTCATTCATGAGAGACAGGACAGCTGGTGAGATTTTAGATCAGCTCACTGTCACTAAAAGTGAGATTGATGAGTATACTGGTGAACGATTAACTGATTTTAAAGTCAAGGGTTCAGATAGTTATGTGGATGAAGTTGTCGAGTATTTATTTCATGAGCAAGACTCAGGATATGCAATGCCATTCAGTAGGCTTGATGATCAGTTTAGAATTCGTACTGGTGAGTTAACAATTGTTCAAGGTATATCAGGTCATGGTAAATCGATGTGGTTAAATCAAGTTATTCTCTACCTAACTAAAATGACTAAGTGTTTGATTGCAAGTTTTGAGATGAGACCTGCTATTACTTTATCTCGAATGATTATACAGTCAGGCAACTCTAAACCTACTGAAAAATATGTAAAAGAGTTTTGTGAGGAAAAGAAAAACAAGTTATACATCTATGATCAAAGTGGGGTGACTGAATCTGAAGACATCTTCTCTTGTATTATTTGGGCTAAGGAAGTCGAGGGAATAGATATTTTTGTTGTCGATTCACTCATGAAGGTCAGTGATGTGAGTGAGGATGATTTTGAAAGTCAGAAAAAGTTTGTAGATCAATTAGCAGTGTTATCTAGAGATCTGAATGTTCATATTTTTTTAGTGGCACACACTCGTAAGGTCGATGAGATGATGAAACCTGATCCTGAAAAGATTATGGGATCTAGTCACATTAGAAACTTATCTGACAATGTGATTTGTATTTACAGAAACAGGCCCAAAGAATTTCAGATCAAAGAAAAAGGAAAAACTAAAGATGAGATGAAGCTTGTCCCGGATGCATACATGCTTGTACAGAAGCAAAGAAACTTTCCAGCCGAGCCACAACTTAATCTTTGGTTTAATGAATTACAATTAAGATACCGGGAGAAGCCATGAAGGGAGTAAAAGAATTTGTTCAGGATATAGAAAAACACTTCGGTGATATTACTCACCTTCGCATATGTTATCCTGATGGTACAATATCGATGTGGAGAAAAATCAATGGTAAATTTTACGCTTACAAAAAACAATCATCAGGACCTGTTACTCGTATTGCAAAAGTTAAATCCACAAAAGCTATACACTATAGAGATCAGGGAGAGAAAGGTTAAAAGAAGTACTGATCAAAATAAAAGGTTGTGGAAGTTGTATACAGTCATAGGTGAGTCACTAGGATACGAGCCATTAGAAATGCATGAGTTATTAGCATTTAAATTCCTAGGAGAAGAAAAAGAAATTAATGGGGAAAAGATTTTTAAAGTACCATCAACAACATCTTTGTCTGTAGATGATATGACTGAGTATCAAAAACAAATTGAAATGTGGGCATCGACAACTTTTGGGATGCAATTCAAAGATGGTATATAGAAATAAAAAATTATTAGTTAAGTTAAGAGATTTACCTTGTATGTGGTGTGGAGCTATGGATGGAACTATTTGTGCTGCCCATCGTAATCAAGGAAAAGGCATGGGATTAAAAAACAGTGATGCACTTGTCGCATCTTTGTGTTTTAATTGTCATACTGAATTGGATAACGGCCCTAAATTGTCGAAAGAAGAAAGACGAGAATTATGGAACGAGGCTTATGTTAGAACTATGCAGTACTTAATTGAGAACGAGATATTAACTCTAAAATAAATTACTTATCAGTTTGCAGTGGCATCGAGGCTGCAACAGTAGCTTGGCATGATTTAGGTTGGAACCCTCTTGGTTTTTCAGAGATCGAAAAGTTTCCAAGCGAAGTCTTGTCTCACCACTATCCTAATGTCCCTAACCTAGGAGACATGTCTAACTTTAAAGATTGGAATTTAAATGGAACAGTTGACCTTGTTGTCGGAGGAACACCATGCCAGTCATTCTCAGTTGCTGGTCTTAGAAAAGGACTTGAAGACCCAAGGGGAAACTTGGCACTTACCTTTTGTGCAATTCTTAATAAATTTAGACCCAAGTGGTTCGTTTGGGAAAACGTCCCGG